TCTTGTATGTCACACATTTAGCCTGCAAAGGTAATTTTGGAGTCCAGCCAATATATTATGGTCTTACATATAAATTTCAAGGTTGGTTTTATGACGGAAAAGTTGTCTATCTCAGCAGAAAATTTGAGACACGATCAGAAGCACAGGCAGCAGCAGAAAAACTTAGGGCAGATCGTATGTTGCGGTAATCATGTATTTAGGGTTATAAATGGAACAAGATATTGGCTTAGTCCTCCACCTGATGATTACGAGGCATAAATACGAAAATGGCTTCTCTTAGATACCATGCTGGTCGCATGGTTCTATATGAAGAAGAACCTACAGTATGGCGAGTAAAAATAAAAACAAAAACAGGTAAAATTAATTTACCACTTAAAGCAAAAGAATTAGAACCTGCACTTATAGAAGCAGAATATCTATATGCTGACGCTAGATGTATGAGTAGAGATCATCCTTTATGTATAGATTGCATCCACCATCTAGTTATAAAAGCAGAATGTGGCCTTGGTATGCCAGAAGGTAAAGCTAGTGGGGGAGTTTGGGCGAAGGATTGCGCTTACTTTTGGGAGAAGAAGATCTAGGATCTAGTTTGTCTATATGATCGCCAGCTTGGTTTATTATCTTCACTAATCTAAAATTTTCTTTTGCAAATGCACTGATAAGGTCTGGTATGTCGTTAGGATCAAGTGTTTCTATGATATGACGTAAAAATATTTCAACGTGTAACTCCTCTTCTAGTGTAACGTCAGCTAAAACCCAAGGCTCAACTTTGCGCCTTTTTTTCGCTTGTTTGTTAAACCAGTTTGACCAAGGCATTACAAGTTTCATTACAAGTCCCTCCAAACACACCCTAGCGTACTGGTCTAATAAGGCAACAAAGCTATACTTAGCTTAGTTACACTTACACACTATGCCCGGACATTACGGAACAGGAATGAAAAAGAAAAAGAAGAAAAAAGGCGGTAAAAAGTAATTATCTTCCGGGAAATAAAGCTTTTTCTAACATATCGCAAAGCCGATCATCTACTGTATTATCAGTTTTTTTAACCATAGCTCGTACTATATCCAGTGCGAGTTTTTTTATTGTTTTACTTTTTAAAAAGGTAAACAAAATCGGTTCAATGATTTTAAGCATTGTTTTATTTTAATTGCTAAATTAATATTAGCTCCTACCTCACTAAAAGAGCTATAGCCTCTTCTTTTGGTCATAACGGAAGAGGCTATCTTCTTGGTTTGATTTCTGCAACAGCAAGTTCTACTTCTTTAAGTCGATGAAATACCTCTTTCATATCATCGTGCATATCATCTATCTTTGTTGTTAATAATTCTATAGCTGTTGTATTTCGCACAAGATCATCTCTTGATTGCCTCCCTCTATAAGAAACAGATCCAACAGACACAAAGCAAGCTGTCATCATAGCTCCACCTACTGCTGCTATTACTTCAACCATTCTTAACCTTTTGTGTCTATAGTTATAGTATATATCATCTTAGTTGTATGGAAGAACAAGAAGAAAAAGAAGGCAATGGTCTTATTGCCAATGTGGTTCAGATGATTATACTTTTTTGGAGCTTGGGGGTTATTTCTTGGTCGTACTTTAACCCTAACCCTACTCGCCAAATTGACACCACCTTCGCTGCTGGACTTTTGTCGGCTGTGACAGCGCAATATGGTCTAAACATTAAAAAGAACAGCGATAGCAAGAAAAAGACCAGTATTGGCAATGCTCCTAATATTGTGGATAATAAGAATAACAAAACTGTAACAAAATGAAAAGACTTCTTCCTTTCTTGTTTCTTATGTCAGCACCAGCCTATGCTGATATAACGTCAACAATAAGCTCTTCTGTAAAGTTAGAAGTAGCAGCAGCAGGTACTACAGCAGATCGAATTGGTAACTCTTATTCTGTTTCTGGAACGGGAGTTAATACAACAGACGGAACAACTGCTGGAAGTTTAGGTGGACTAGGATCAGCAACTAACGGGGTCAATGCTTATACAGCAATTACTGCAAGTCAATTAACAGATGGTGAATCATTCTCATATACAGTCTCACATACGACAGGTGATACTATAGCTACAAGTTTGACCACAGGCGAAGTCTCACCTTTCGGAGATTTAACAAGTAATTCTGGGGGGACTTCTACAAACCTAGCTGGTACTGTTGATAATCATGTTATTACGCTGACTGCTGGTTCTGCTGGTACTACAGCAACAGGTTCATATGTGACCTCTGTTTTGGTGGACTAAGATGAGCTATGCGAAAGCTTTTATTTTTATTTTTTATATATGCTGCACCAGCTAACGCTAATATTGTGCCAAATTTTACAACCGGCACAATGTCTAGTACGACTAATACTCAAACTACAATTACAGAATCTATCACCTCAAAAGATTATAAAACTGGATATGAATATACAGTTACAGGTACAGGAATTAGTGCAGATGGTACTATCTCCCCAGACGCAGTTGATGTCACAGGAACAGTAGGAGGGCAGACATATACATGGAAAGGAGCAGATATGACAACAAAACCAGATTGGACTCTTACAAATCCAACATCAGGAGATGCCTTTCAATTTACAGAAACATATTCAGCCCCCGGTCTTCAGAACGTCACAACCATAAATCGCACCATAGAAACGGAATCCGTAGTAACCTCTACATCTGTCTTTCAATAGCCCTGTTGCCAACAGGAGTTTTAGCTAATTCTGTAAGTCAAAGTAATAGTGGATCTGTTACTAACCAAAATTGGAATGTAAATAATGGTGGATTTCATACGAATCAATTTGGTGGTGGTGTTGTATGCCAAGGAGCAATGATGACGATAACTCCGTTTACTACATTTAATACAAACTATCGCAAGCCATATCGAGATTATTACAAGACACCTGTCTATGACGAGACAGATATTGTTGGCGATTTTGATGACGATGGTAACCCTATTGGGGATGGCACACCAGATAACCCCGGAGTCGTGCTTTTTGAACAATTAAATTATTCTGGTACAAATAAAGATAGTTTTGCGCTTGGTACAGGTATAACTTTAAATTTTAGTATTCCATTGGACAGACAATACACAAAAAGATGCAAAGAAGCAGCCCAAGTGCAAAACGATATAAACAAACAAAAGCTCAAGAACTTAGAGCTTGATTGGCATATGGCACGTTTGCGTCATTGCGGAGAGAAAGCAATTTCGGGTATTAGATTTAAACAAGATAGCCCATATTACGATTTATGCTCAGATATTGAGATAGTTCCTAAAGCTAATCAAGTTTTACCTCATACACACAAAATTGACGTAAAACAGTAAAAAAAGCCCTTTAAGAATCGCTTGTAAGGGGCTTGTAAAAAAGTCTGCTTATGTTTATACCTTCGATTTTGGCTCTTTTTTCTTTTTTGTCAGTTTTGTCATAACTTGCTTAACGATAGGTTTTACCAATTGCAAAACTAAAGGTGCTGATGCTCCAACGAGTGCTAACGAAAATACTCCAACAAATTGATTAGCAGAAGGGATGTATTGATCTTTGAAATTGACCGGCTCATACAAGGTAATGCACTCTGTCCCATCTAAACGATGCCCTACCACGATTTCAAGCTTTTTAGAATTTCTGTAATCGCCCCTGCGCTGGTCTTTTGAGCCGGGACACTCTGGTATAACTATCTTTTTCTTTTCTTTTGGCAGTTCTGGTCTAGCTGTTGGTGCTTGTTTTGTTTCATTATTTTCTGATCTTTTTTCTTGTTCTTTTGACTCTACAATTTCTATTTTTCTTCGATCATATAGTAAAGGCTCAAAAGTTGGCATTGATCCATAAGGACAAGAAATCATTGTCCCTGTAGGATCGTCATCATATAGGGCAGTATTTTTAGGCGAGGCATCTCTGTGATACCTTACACAACCCGGCAATTTTATAGACGGCAGAGGTACATTTAAAACTTGATAAGGAGTATGTAATGGTAAATCTATTTTTATTTCTGGTATTGAAATCTTAGGTATTTCCATCTTCTATATCTCCTATAGAAATAGACCAACCATCTTCTCCAAATTTACCTTTTTCTATGATCTTGGGTTTCTTTACTTTTTTATCTAATTCTTCGTGATACTTTTTTATATCATTATCCAGTTCTAAATTAAATTTTTGCATACGCAACCAATGCACTAATTTATCAACATAATATTTAATTACCTTTTTTATAAAACCAAATACCATTAATCGTAAGCATTTCTTGGTAGATAAACTTCTACTAAACTAAAACATTTTGGGCAAGATAAGTTTGTAACCATAGAATACTGCGTGTCTTCTTCATTATCGTGATCCCCACCCCAAATGAGTTCAGTTTTGCAATGCCAACAATTCATTTTTTAAAAGGTAATTGTATTGACTTACCTGTTGTACTTGGTAAAGCATTATCAAGAACATCAGGCATAAGTCCTTGTACATTTTCAAGCACTTGATTCATCATCTTTGCCTTGAATTGTTCTGAAGTTACATACTTATATGTAAAGAAACCACCGCCTAGTATTCCCAATACTAAGACGGTAGATAATATTGAAAGATAATTACAAATTTTTTGAAACATGATTCGTGCAGCTTTAATTAGGGCAATGGTTCCTATGACAATTTTAACATTTTCTATAATTTGTACATTAGCT